AATTGGCACGAGTCAGCATATAAACTCACAGAACAAAAAATCAAAGCAATTGATGAGCGTTACTGGCCGTTTGCTGTGAAAGTGGATGGTGAATAAATGGTAATAGAAGAATTGAAATTTACAACGCCAAAACAAAAAGAATTATTCAAATCAATCGTAGAGGATAAGCACCGATTATTAGACAATGAAATCGAAAAATTATATGAGCAGTATTTTAAGCCAGCAGATTCGAGAAAAATTGAAAACTTAATTAATGGGAAAATGGAGGCTGAATAAATGATCAAATTTAAAGAATTCAATACTCAACCTTACGATGTTCACATTACTGGATTTTTTAAAGATTTAAACCAGAAAAATCCAGATGATGTTTTTGAATATGTTGACTTGAAATGCGTTGATAGAAACTTAGTGATATTAGTTTACCGTCAAACTAATAGAGTAATACGTCATCTCGGAAATGTACTTAAGGGAGGATAAGCAATGCTAAGTTATCCAGAAGTTTATATTTTAGGGCGACAAGTCGATGGCGTTTATGTTGAGTACCTGCATGGATCAGAGCAAGCTGATTTATTTTTCGATTATACAATTGCTCGTGATGAAAGAAATTATATGAATAAAACCAATATGAAAGATGGCGAATGGAAAATTTTGAAATATGGTAGACCGATAACAGTATTAGGAGATGATGATTAGTTGCGGACGTCAACATTTAACTATATCAAAGATATCTTAGGAGACTATTATAAAACCGATGACTATATTCGGCAACGCGAAGAAGAATTACGCTATCCATATAGAGAAAGTGATTTGAACAGCGGCATTAAAGGATCACACGGAAATAATGAAGCTGCTGCCAATTTACTTATTACGATTGAACAAGACAGGCGGCTAGCAAGCTTAGAACGGAATAAACGCATCATTGACAAAGTGCTTAGTGAATCGTGTGAGGATACCATCACTATCATTCAAGAGCTTCATTTTAAAAAACGGCCTAGATTCACTATGCAAGGATTAATTGATCAAGGAAAAATATTTTGTAGTAGAAGAAAGGCCTTCGAATTACAAAGAATATTTTTTGAAGAAATCGCAAAAGAATTAAATTTAGATATATAATTTGCACTATTTGTGCACTATCGAGGTTATTTCGCATGGTAAATTAGTAATGTGAGAAGTGTAAGGAAATCAAAAATAAATATTATCTCGTTGCTAACACTGATCACACTATCACTCGCAAACTGATACGTTCTCTTAGAGGGGAGGTGAAGAGCCTTCTCTTTTTTTCTACAGTTTTGCGAGTGATACAAATAGTTACTAGAGATGCAGTAACTACCTGATGCAGGATAAAGCATAGTAAGCGAGGTTAGGCGCGGTATTCTAGCCCAGCATATGACGATAAGAACATTAACCAGATCTCTGTGGCAGCTGCTTACGCACGAGAGCAATTCCTAAACTCATAGAGTAGCAGCTAGGTACGTTTAGGATAAACTTGATCAATTGTTTTTGCTGGTGTTTGATTGATCGGTCACTGTGGGTGGCGTGTAGCATTGTGGTAATGCAACTGACTTCGTGTGAGATAAGATACAGGTTCGACTCCTGTCACGCCAATAAGTGGCTTTTGCTGCTTAAATAAATTAGGAAACGTCAATAGATGTTTCTATCCTTCACGAGAGGCATCCGTTACAGGGTGTCTTTTTTACATACAAAAAAGCCACTAGACTATGGGAGCTAGTGGCTAGGTAGCATTCGTGCACAATATTTTTTGATTGCTATTTACAAAAAGGAGTTGCTACCTATGAATAGTATATCAAGAAGTTATTTATTGAATCAAGTACATAAAAACAATTAGGAGAGAGAACATGAAAAACTATTGGTATGTATCGTTAACACATAGATATCCACAGCCGAAGCACTCAGTAGATGCAGTACGTGTTGTAATGTCTGTACAGATAAAGAAGAATGTTTCAATTATTGAAATGACACGAGAAGCTACACCACAAGAAATCGACTATTGTAAGTTGGTGTATTGTGGGCATGGATGTTGGAATGACAAGCATGTACAAGAGAATATAAGGAGAGGGAGTTATCATGAATGACTTTAATGAAGCTATATTGGAACTTAGAGTTCCTAGTGTATTGGCCGATGTTTATAAGAAAGCAATTGAAAGAGAACATAGTCGCTATTGGGTAAAGAATAATTTACGAAATGGTGAAGGTAAAGTAGTCAAAGAAGAAGTAAAACCCGTGTGGAGTGGAAATTATTGTCATGTGAATATCATAAACGACTTATCTTCTAATCAATCAATCTTGACAATTACACTGTTGTCTCATACGTTGCCTAATCTGAAAGACACAGTGAATTGGTATTCTAAAAATGGCGCCACATTGAAGGAGAAAAACTATGAATAGACAAGAGGAGTTAACAAAATTACAAACAGAGATTATTAATTTATTTGCTAACCATCACCTAACTACTAAAGAAATAGGTGCGCTGCTTACAGTTATTATGCAAAACATGCTTATTCAACCGATGAATGTAAAAGTGTTGGAAGAAATTAATGTTGATGCAGAGTCACTTACCTTCGAACAAGTAACGTTGTTTCAAAGAATTCTAGCTGAAGAATATTATAAGGAAATAATTAATCATGGACAATCAGACAATTAAATGGTTAAGAAAGCTAATTGACGATAATCGTATGATTCCTTTCTATAAATCAAAGGAATGGCGAAAGATTAGGCTAGAAGCATTGAAGCGTGATAACTACGAATGCCAAGAATGCAAACGTAAAGGGAAATACAGTAGAGCGCAGAATGTGCATCATATTAAAGAAGTAAAGCTGTATCCTGAGAAAGCATTAGAACTAAATAATTTAGAGAGCATCTGTATTGTTTGTCATAACAAAGAGCACAATCGATTTGGAACATACGGAAATAAAAATAAGATAAAGCAGTTCGCTAATTTCGATAGTAAGGAGTGTTGGTAATGTTAATTGAAGATAATGGTAGAAGTTACAACACTGAGGAAATGCTGATCATTGCTAGTAAGAAAGACCGAGATAGTATAGAGCGAGATATTTATTCTTCGTTCAAGCGATTAGCTTACCTACGTTATACACAGGTAAGAGATGTAGTGAACGATAATCGTTGTCATAAGCTGAAACCAAGCGATGTAAAAGAACGATTAGATGTTGAAAAAGTACAAAAGTATTTTGATTATTCAAGAGAAGAAATATTTTTTTATATTCAATTTGCGACAGACTACCTGAAAATTGTTCAGTAGCCCCCCCTTCAAAACTTTTGAACTCTTTCTGGGGGAACGGGAAACGGGAAGGGGTCATCGGAAAAAATATTTTCTCGCGCACACGTGAGAGGGGGTGGTGTCATTTGGCACTAACAAAAGCACAAAAAATTAGGAAAGCAATCAAAACAGATTTGCTCACTAAATTAGAAGAATCAGGTAAAACAGAGAGCTTTTGGGTTGATTTAGTAGAAGATTACTGTTCGTTTTGGGATATCAAAGAATCGCTTATGCAAAATATCCGAAAAAATGGAACAATCGTTCAATATAATAATGGAGGCGGACAGACCGGCTATAAGAAAAATGATGCCGTCGTTGAGGTCAACAAAATCTCAAAACGTATGACGGAAATCTTGAACGCTCTAAAAGTAGATGAACCGAAAGTAGAGGAGGAAGGCGATGATGTCTAATAACCATCCATACATTGAATATTATTTTGATTTAATCCGTTCTGGTGAGCTAAAAGTATGCAAAGAACAACATCAATTAGTAGATTTTGTGCAAAAGGTATTGGCGCGGGAAGATGTTTACCTTGACAAGGAAATGATTGAAAATAGTGTTCGTCTACCAGAGAAGTATTTTCCTTATAAATTATACCCATGGCAAAAATTTTTAAATTGCTTTATTTTTGGATTAAGGTGGAAAAGTTCTCGGAATTTAGTATTTAATCGTTACTTTATATATATGGGGCGAGGTGGCGGAAAAAATGGCTATCTCTCATGGAATAGTTTTTTTATGATGACTAAACAGCATGGCATTTCACATTATGATATCGATATAGTGGCGACGAGTGAAACACAAGCTAAAACTTCTTTCATTGATGTCATTAACGTGCTAGACGAACCAAAAAACTTTAAAAAGTTAGAGAAAGCTTTTTATAGATCAAAGGTTGAAATACAAAATAATACAACAAAGAGCCGCCTACTCTACAATACTTCAAATGCTCGAACGAAAGATGGTAAGCGACCTGGCTGTGTCATATTCGATGAAGAACATGAATATGATAACTACGATGCTATCAAGGTTTTTACTTCTGGTGGCGGGAAAATTAAGGACTATCGAGAATTTCATATCTCGACAGATGGTAATGTTCGAGGCGGTCCACTAGATGACTTAAAGGAACAGTCTCGTATGATATTAAATGGAGAAATCGGTATTGAAGAAAGTACACTATTTCCGTTTATTTGTCGATTAGATTCAGACGATGAAGTTTCTGAGATAGCAAACTGGGAGAAAGCTAATCCTTCCTTGCCTTACAATGAAACACTTATGCAAAAAATGCGTGAAGAATACAATCAATCAAAGGTAAGTGCTGCGATTCGAATGGAATTCATGACCAAACGAATGAACCGTCCGGTAGAAGATACACGGCTAGCTGTGGCAAGCTATGAAGATCGTTTAGCCACAAATCAAAAAGTTCCAGAATCGATGAAAGGTTCTGAAGTGATTGGTGGGGTAGACTTTGCTGACGTTCGAGATTTCTGTTCAGTAGGGGTATTAGGAAAAGCAGATGGTAAGGCTATTTGGCTACAACACACGTTCATTCATTATGCTGCCTTAGAATTGCAAGATATTAATAAAGATATTGTGCAAATAGCGTTAGATAATAATTTGGCGGAAATTGTCTATGGGAAATCAATTGATCCAGATAAAATTGTGAAATGGTTTTTAGAACAAGCACAGGATTACTATATCAAAAAGATCTCGATGGATACATACCGAGCGACCATTCTAAAACCGAAACTTGAAGAAGCTGGGTTCGAGGTTGAAATAGTCCGAACGGGTAACTTCACACATAGCAAGTTATCACCGTTAGTCGATGACTTGTTTATTAACCAAAATTTAGTTTTCGGTGATGATGCTCTGATGCGTTGGTATGTTGGTAATGTATACGTAGATTATTTATCAAACGGAAATAAAGAATATAAAAAAATAGACAAAGAGAAGCGTAAGACCGATGGGTTCTACGCTTTTTTACATGCACTCAATTTTTATGACGATTTAGAAGACTACAGCAATGTAGATTTCGAAAATATTGAATTCAAACCGATTGTATTTTAGAAAGGATGTGACATCTTGGGGATTTTCGACTGGTTTAAACGAGGGGATACGCATTTTTCGCTTAATGATGCGAAGTTGTGCGAGCAACTAAGTGCAGATATCGTTTACAAACGCTTAGCGATTCATTCGTGTATCGATTTAATCGCAAATATTGCTTTAAAAGCAGATTTTAATACTTTTGAAAAAGGCAAAAAAACACGTAAGGATGATTTTTACGCTCTAAATGTACAACCGAATCAAAATCAAAGTCAAAAGAAATTTTTAAAACGCATTATTTATGAATTACTCTACAACAACGAATGTTTAGTTTTTCAACTAAAAGGACAATATTTTGTGGCGGATACTTTTTCAAGAGAAGAAAGACTATTTAAAGAAAATATATATTCTGGGATATCAGCAAACGGGATGACTTTGCGCGAGACATTATCGGAAAAAGATGTGTGGTACTTCAAGTATTACGACGTAAATTTACGAACTCTACTTGATTCCGTCTATGAAAGTTATGGTAAGTTACTAATGGCTACCATGAACGTTTATAAGCGTTCTAATGCCAAGAGATACATTTTGCAAGGAAACTTTTTCAGATCGCAAACAGATAAACAGCAAAAAGCTATTGACGACATGATAAATCAACAAATGAAACCTTGGTTGGAAGCAGATAACGCGGGTGCAATTTTTCAATTACAAGATGGATACAATATGACAGATGTTTCGCAACAAGGCAAAACTAACGGAGGGGGCCATTCGGTTGATGATATAAAAAAACAAATTGATGGTATCTATGAGTTGGTGGCGAGAACTTTTCATGTTCCAGTAGGACTACTAAAAGGTGATGCAGTAGAAACAGAAGGACAAATAAATCAATTACTGATGTTCGCTGTAATTCCAATTTTAGATATCATAGAAACAGAGATTAATGCAAAACTATACACCAAAGATGAATACCTTGAACGAACCTATTTAAAAATAGATACCTCAAGATTAAAAATTTTGACTATTCAAGATTTAGCAAGTTCCTTAGACAAATTCTTGTCTATTGGGGCTTTTTCTATAGATGACGTTCTAGAATTTATGGGCGGTCAGCCGTTCGAAGAAGAGTGGTCACAACGTAGGTTTATTACGAAAAATTATGCAGATGCAAGAACATGGGGAAAAGAATCGAAGGGAGGTGAGGAGAATGGAGAAAGTGAAGATTCAACCGCAACTTAAAGTGGTGAACAGTTCCTCGCCAACAGAAAAAACAACAATGTACCTATATGGCACTATTGGAGGATGGTTTTCGGAGATTGATTCTATTTCTGTTAAAAATCAGTTAAAGAACATTCAATCAAGTGAAATAGACGTTCACATCAATTCTGGGGGCGGAGATGTTTTTGAAAGTATTGCTATTTGTAATTTACTCAAACAGCATAAAGCGAAAATTAATATTTTCATAGATGGTTTGGCAGCCAGCGGAGCTTCAATTATCGCCATGGCAGGGGATACAATTTCAATGCCTAAAAATGCCACGATGATGATCCATAAAGCGTGGACGATTGTTGCTGGAAACGCAGAAGAATTACGCAAAGCGGCAAGCGATATGGATACCATTGATTCAAGTGTCACTGAAAGTTATTTACAACGGTTCAATGGGGAACGTGAACAATTGGATGACATGTTAGCAGAGGAGACATTCCTAACTGCTGAGGAGTGTCTACAATACGGATTCTGTGATGCTTTGGTTGAAGAAGAAAAACAAGAAGATGAAACAAACGAAATTGTTGAAAAACATATTCAGCAACAAAAAAATAAAACAATGAAAATTGCAGCAGCTATGCAGAAAGTAGCTGCACAAATTTAGGAGGAAAGAAAATGGAACGATTAGATAAGCAAAAAAATTCAACTGAAATTGAGAAAAATTTAGTAAACGCAATGAAACAGGAAGATGAACAAGTTCTTGCGAAATCCATGAGAGATTTCGCAGATAGCATTCAACAAAATATTATTCAGGAAGCAAAATCTGTTGCTCAAAATGAAGTGTTAGACAATCAGGCTATGGCTGCTCGAGGGCTTAATGTTCTAAGTGCTTCTGAGAATAAATATTATAACGAAGTCATTGCCAATAAAGGTTTTGGCGGAGTTGAACAATTAGTACCACCAACAGTCTTTGAACGTGTTTTTGAGAATTTGACGCAAGCCCATCCGTTGTTAGCCGAAATTAATTTTGTGAATACTACTGCAACAACAGAATGGATTTACAGTAAAGGTGTAAATCCGGCTTGGTGGGGTAAACTTTGTGAGCCGATTAAAGAATTGTTAGACAATGGATTCGAACGAGTACGAACTGGTTTGTTCAAGTTATCAGCTTATATTCCAGTATGTAAAGCGATGTTAGATTTAGGACCGCAATGGTTGGACCGCTACATTCGAACTGTGCTAGCAGAATCAATGTATATCGCATTGGAAGAAGCAATTGTAGCAGGTACTGGGCAAGACCAACCAATTGGGATTATCAAAGACTTAGACACTGTTCAAAATGGTGTTCATGCCGATAAAAAAGCTGAAAGTTTAAAAGATTTAGGACCTAAAACGATTGGCGAAAAAATTATGGTGCCATTAACGAATGTAACGATAAAAAAAGCAGATGGTACAACAACTGTATTAAAACGTGCAGTACAACCAGCAGAAGTAATGCTAATTGTCCACCCTGATGATTACTGGACTACGTTTTTCCCAGCAACAACTTTCTTGAACGCTAATGGCTCGTATGTTCGGGATGTGTTGCCTTTACCATTTAAAGTTATCCAATCAATCTCAATGCCAAAAGGAAAGATGGCTGCTGGAGTTGCAAAAGATTACTTCATGGGAGTGGGTTCAACACAAAAAATTGAAGTATCTGATGAGTACCATTTCGTAGAAGATGAACGTATTTATTTAGCAAAACAATATGCAAATGGACGCCCAAAGAATAATGAATCTTTCTTGCTATTTGATATTTCTAAAGTACCTTCTGATTTGGCATTTAATGTGAAGCAAAATACGAATAAAGATGAACAGCCTACACCCTGAGAAAGCCCAATATGATACGGGCGACAAATACGATAGTGGTGTGAGATATGGATAATCAAGAGATATTGATAAAAGTTAAAGACAACTTAAAAATCAGTTGGGAAGATGATCAGACCAATAGAGAGCTGCTAGACTATATCGAAAGTGCACGAAAGTATCTACTCAATCTATCTGGTGTGGAGCTAACTTTTGCGAGAGGAAGTAGAGAAATAGAGCTTTTGGTTGAACGCGTTCGCTATCGCTATAATAATGCTTTGGATGATTTCGAAAAAAACTTTGCCTCTGAAATTGCCGCATTTATTTTAGATATGGCAGTTCAAAACCATTTGGAAGAGGTGGAATCTTATGGATCGGATTAGGGAAACATTTACAGATGGTGTGCTTTATTTTGGACGCTTTAAAGATATTTTAAGTGAAAAGAAAAAAAGAATCGGAAAAGAGTTTGTCGAAGAAGGCAAGCTCTTTTTTCGGTATCTTTCTATTCGAGAACAGGATTATATTTCGTGCAGTAGTTTTGGTAAACAAGTAGACGTCAAACTCAAAACACATTATCCATACTCGTTGAAAAAGAACATGAATCAAAAATTAGCTTTCATTATCGATGATGAGCAATACGAAGCAATAAAAATAGATAAAGATACAAATTACTTATATTTTTATCTTGCGAAGGTAGGTGGTTCCGATGAACGAAAGAAACAAGAAACGTCTGAAACAACTAAATAAGTACTTGGTAGATGGTTTAGAAGAATTATCCGGACTTCTCGTCTTTGAGGATCAAGTAGGTGAAGAATCATTATCAGAAATTGAAGAAAAAACGGGCGGATATAACTATTTCATTTATGAAACTGGAGGATTTGTTTTAACTCCTGAACAATCACAATTAAACCAAGTCGTATTGTTACGTTTTTACTCTCAAAATAGAGATGATTTAGATGAGTTCTGTTTGGATGTCATTTCAACGTTGGAGAAAGAGCAGAAAAAATTCTATACGTTTCAATATTCAAATAAATCTTCAATACAAATTGGTAAAGAGGATAATTATGTAGATGAAGTTGAATTTTTCTTTCTAAGGAGACTGAAATATGAGTGCAGCATTTAATACGAGTACCGCGTGGGATGTTGAGTTTGTAGATTTGGATAAGCTTCGGGAAAATATGATGAAAATCCCAGGATCTTCTGAAACAATCATTAATCAAGTATTACGAACAAAAAGTGCAGAAATGACTGCAAAAACAATTATTTCAGGAATGCCTGTTTCAGATGTAAAGAATCGAATCATGAAACGTAAACATGCTAAATTTAGTAATTCGCTGAAAATAGACTATATGAATTTAGGATTTAAAGAACGGCCGCAGAAGAGATTCGAATACCTAAAATATCCTGACTTAGGAATAGGAACATCAATTGGAAAAGTTCCACAGGAATTCATGCGTAAAGGGATGGAGAAAGAAGTTCCTGTAATTACTAAAGATCTAAACGAAGCGCTAATAAATGAAATCAATAAAAACATAGGAGGTAACTAGTTATGGCAACAATTTATGAAGAATTTTATCCAGTAAGCATTGCCAATGTGGGAGTTAAATTTAAAAAAGAAAGTTTATCAACGGCATTTGGTTGTACTGGAGTATTAAGCGGTGAGACAGAAATTTCGGAGATCACTGCAAAATGTGGTCGTGTTACAAAGAAAAAAATGAGTAAACCAACAGAAATGAAGGTTAATATTTCTGGGTTTGTAAAACTAGATGTATTACGCCGTTTATTTGGCATGAGTGATAAAGGATTGAAGCCTGGTGTTTACGCTTATGGGGAAGATAGTAGTGGAGAAGAGTTTACACTAACTGCAGATATTAAAGATGACTTTGATGATATTACAAAAATGATTGCTTTTCCTAAAGTAAGTGTATCAACAGGATTTAAATTTACAATTGATACTTCTTCTGACGAAGTAGCAAATGTAGAAATTGAAGCAACAGCCTTACCTGATGAAAATGGTAAATTTTATTATGAAACTTTGTTAGATGAAGATAGTAAAAAAGAATTTATTGAACAATGGCATAAAAACTTTGATTCAGATGTAGTGAAAGAACAAGTGACACCCTAATGCACCCGCTAAATACGACAGCGGGGCCAAATACAATGAAAAACAAAATTATAAATAAAAAAGGATGATAGAGCATGGTGGTATCGGTAAAAGTACAAGCACAAGATGAAATCAAAGCAGAACACCATAATACATTAGTTGATGATGTTACTACTTTAGAAGAAAAAATTAAGTCTATTCCAGAAGGGAAACAAGGTCCTAAAGGTGATCCTGGTGAAAAAGGTGAAACTGGACCACAAGGGCCAGCAGGAAAAGACAGTGAAGTTACTAAAGAAGCATTTGATTCGTTAGTAGCACGGGTAAAATCTTTAGAAGAAGCTAAAACACAATAAACAATAGGACAGCAAAAGCTGTCCTTATTTTTTTAGGAGGAATAGCAAAATGAAAGAAATTACATTAAATGGTGGAGAAATAGTTACAATCAATCCCAATGTTAATATGCTAACTATGTTCCAATTCGAAAAGGAGACAGGTTATTCGTTGAAGAACGTCATTAAGTCTATGATGGGAAGCCAGGGTAAAGAGTTAGAACTAGATGAAACAGATATGTTTAACGCTTTATATCTTGCGTACAAAACAGCAAACCCAGATGGAATGACCTATGACGAATTAGCAGAAAAGTACATTTTTGATTTTGTTGAGTTAGCAGAAGTGTTTACCTCTGTTATCCAAAAAGAAGAAAAAAGTAATTTTTCAAAAGGTTTCAAAAATAAAACAACGAAAAAAAAGTAAGCCAGTCAATTCCAACAATCCATATTCATACGGTTGAAGATTTATACAGTTATTATGTAGTTCTTTGCGATATTAACGAACATGATGTAATTCATTTGCCCCTTGGCTCTGTTCATAGTATAGCGATGAATAAAGTTGCTTATGAGCAATGGAAAACTTCAGAAGAGGAAAGGAGGAGCAAGCGTGGCTAGAAATAAGAATGAAACAACGGTAACTTTTAAGGTATTTAATAAAGAATTCAAGTCCGGGATTAAAGAAATGGAGAACTCTGCAAAGAGTTTACGGCAAGAATTAAAGCTAGAACAAGAACAGTTGAAAATGACAGGTTCAGAAAGTCAAAAGCATGCCTCAACATTATCTAATCTGGAAAAGCAATATGATTTAGCAAAACAAAAAACAGAAGCAACAAGAAAAGCTTTATCAGAAAGCAAAACTCTATTTGGTGAAAATTCAGATGCTGTAAAACAAATGGAAAAACAGCTTCGATCAGCAGAAATATCTGAGCAACAAATTGCAAATAAAATACAATTAACTTCTCAAAAATTAGAAGAAGCAAAAAGCAAAGAATCAGATCGAGCACAGCAATTAAATAAATTAAAAGGAAGCCAAGAAACGCTGGTCTCTTCTTCTGAAAAACTGCGTAAAGAGTATGAATTACAGGTAGCTGAATTAGGAAATAATGCCAAAGAATCAGACAAAGCAAAAGTCAAACAAGAGTACTTGGCAAAAGCTATGCAAAATAGTAAAGAACAAGTAGCAAACCTAGAGGAACAGTTAAAACTTTCTAAAGCTCAGTTTGGAGATAATTCTACCGAAGTAGACAAATTAGAGAAAGAATTGTTGGAAGCCAAAAAAGCCAGTGTGGAATTTACTAACGAATACGCGAAAGCCACAGATAAAGTTGGTCAGTTTAGTGAAAAAGCAAAGAATGTTGGTAGCTCGGTTTCAAACATAGGAAAAAAGTGGACAATGGGTGTTACAGCACCTATTGTGGCTGGCGTTGGATTTTCTGTTAAAGCAGCTTCCGATTTTGAATCAGCGTTTGCTGGTGTTAAAAAAACAGTAGACGAAGCAACTGATGCGAATGGGAAAGTGACAATCTCTTATAATGATTTAGAAAAAGGCATTCGTGATATGTCTAAAACATTGCCTGCAAGCGCTGCACAAATAAGTGAAGTGGCAGAAAATGCAGGTCAATTAGGTATTAAGACAGAAAATGTACTAAGCTTTACTCGCACGATGATTGATCTAGGTGAATCAACTAATATGAGTGCAGATGAAGCTGCAACTGCATTAGCACGTTTAGCTAATATTACAGGAATGCCACAAACTGAGTTTGATAAGTTAGGTGCTGTAATTGTTGATTTGGGTAATAACTTTGCAACAACTGAATCAGAAATTACAGAAATGGGATTGCGCCTTGCAGGGGCTGGCCACCAGGTTGGAATGAGCGAGGCTCAAATTATGAGCTTTGCGGCAGCTTTGAGCTCCGTAGGTATTGAAGCTGAGGCAGGCGGTTCCGCATTTTCAAAAGTTATGGTTGAAATGCAATTAGCTGTCGAGAATGGAGCTAATGCGTTTTCCGGTTTAGAAAGCTTAAGCCAACAGACTGGAGTATCTATGGAACAGGTTTCTAACGCTGTTAGAAACGGTGGGAAAGAGCTAAAAAATACTGCTGGAGCAATGGGATTGACTAGCAAAGAGTTAAAAACAATGCATAAAGAAGCTACCGATGCATCAGGTAAATTAAATGATTTTGCCGAAGTCGCAGGAATGTCTGCTGAACAATTTTCTAAAGCTTTCAAGGAGGATGCTTCAGGAGCCATTATCAAATTTATTGAAGGGTTAGGAAAAGCAGAAGAAAATGGGCAATCAGCAATTGCTGTTTTAGATGATATGGGAATAACAGAAGTACGCCTTCGTGATAGTTTACTTCGCGCAGCTGGTGCAAGTGATGTATTTAAAAGTGCTATCGACCGAGGGAATAATGCGTGGGGAGAAAACACAGCATTAACAGAAGAAGCTTCAAAACGTTATGAAACTTTCGAATCCAAGGTGAAAATTTTAAAAAATAAAGTAAATGATTTAGCAATCGAGTTCGGTGGTCCATTTATGGATGCACTAACGGATGCATTAGATGCTTTACAACCAGTTCTAAATGTCTTAAGTGATTTGGCTAAATCATTTTCAAATGCAAGCCCTGAAATGAAAAGATTCATTATGTCGATTATCACAATAGTGGCTGTTTTGGGTCCAGTATTGATTATTATTGGAAAGATAGCGACGGCGATAGGAGCTATAGTTGGATTATTTGCTGAAGGAGGGGCTTTGGCAGGAGTAGCAACATGGATAGGAAGTACTCTATTGCCAGCTCTAGGAACCATAGTGAGTGCGGTTGTAGGATGGCCATTAGTCATTGGAGCAGCAATCGCTGCTGTCGCATTTCTTATTTATAAATATTGGGATGAAATAAAAGAATTTTTTGCAGGTCTTGGACAATGGTTTCATAAATTCTGGGATGGACTGTCTCAATACTTTTCAGAAACATGGGAAAACATTTCAAAGTCTTCATCAGAAGTATGGGAGAAAATGACATCCTCAATACAATCTACATGGAATGGAATCAAGATGTGGTTCTCTGATACATGGGACAATATTTCAAAAGGTGCACAAGAAGGCTGGAAGAATATCACTGAAGGGATTAGTAATATTTGGCAATCTTTCACAAAAAAAATAGCAGATACTCTTACAAACATAGGAAAATGGTTTTCTGAAAAATGGCAATCTATTAAAGAAGGCGCGGTGAACGGCTGGAATAACTTAGTTGAAGCAGTGAGCCCCATTGTTGAGTTCTTAGGTAGAGTAATTATGGTTCCTATCTCTTTAGTACAGGCAACCTTAGAATTTATATGGGGTTGGATTAAAGTTGGAGCTATTTTAGCATGGGAAGGGATCAAAAAAGCAGCAGAAGTTTCATGGAATTTCATTAAAGATAAGATAATTTCTCCAATTCAGGAAGCGTATGATTGGTTAGTTGGAAAATTCACAGAACTTGGCTTATGGCTAAGCAATAAATGGACAGAGTTTACTACACTAGCAACTACTTTTTGGGAAAGTATAAAACAAGCGATTCTCACACCGATAGGAGCTGCCTACGATTGGGTTATGATGAAGTTTTCCGAGCTAGGATTATGGTTAGGAGAGAAGTGGAATGAAATACTACAAATTGCAAGTAACCTTTGGCAAGGGGTAAAAGACAATATATTTCAACCAATGTCTGATGCAAAGGATGGGGTAGTTAATAAGGCAAGTGAAATATGGTCTGGACTGACTGATTGGTTTGGAAGGACAAAAGATACTGCAGGAGAAAAATGGCAAGGAATTAAAGAGACAATGTCTGATAAATTTACTTCTGCTAAAAACGGAATCACTGAAACAGCTTCAAATATATGGTCTTCTGTTTCAGACACATTTGGGCGAGTAGTGTCAACGGTTGCTGAAAAATTTGAAGCGGTCAAAGAATTTATTATGGGTCCAATACGAACAGCTAAAGATTTTGTTGGCCAAATGGTCGATGAAATTTTAGGGTTTTTTAGTCGGATAAAACTACCACACTTTTCAGTAAACTTCGAAGATAAAAAAATTTTTGGAAAAAGTGTATCTGTACCAAAATTTAATATTGATTGGCGTGCCAAAGGTGGAATTTTTAATACACCAACAATATTTGGAGAACATGGTGGGAGACTACAAGGTATAGGTGAAGCAGGAAGAGAAGCAGCGCTTCCTTTGAACAAAAATACACTAGGAATGATTGGGCAAGAAATTATGCAGTCTTTAAGTCATAAAGATATTACAGCGCCCTTGTTAGAAGGTTTAGTCGAAGCAGCACGAGTAAAGATGTCACAGTCGAATCAAGTAAATAGTTCTCAACGGCAAATGACTGAAATGATGAATCAATTTATGGAATTGTTGGCCTCGAATACGGGATCAGGAGAAGTTCATCAAACAGTTAATGTGGGATCTTTAAATACGAACAGCATGTCTGAATATGATCATTTTAATAGAAAAATGAAAACTGCTGCAGAATTAGCAAATGCAGGACTGAGAGGTGTATTCTGATGGCGGAAAATTATTGGCACAGCTGTTCATGCCCGTGGTTTGTTTTCAGAAATATTCATTCTTATAAAGATATGGATTGCTTTATAAATGAAGAACTTTCAGAAATAACAGCCCCAAAGGTAATTGACTCGATTAAAGTTTTAGGAAAAAGTGGGAAATTGCATAGAAGTTTCGGAGACTACGATTCATTTGATTATCCAATAGAGATGCAATTAGTTGAATTTGACCGTTTAGAAGATGTAAAACGATGGTTAAGCGGTAGCGGTAAATTAATTCTACACACAGATCCTGATAAGTATAGGGAAGCCATTGTAACTTTTAATGGCCAGCCTAGACCGTACACAAATGAAATGGGCGCTTTTTGGCGATTTACAGTTAATTTTGAATGTCAACCGTTTAAACGTACATTAAGAGAATACTTTGTTTCATTGCAAAATGGAGTAAATATTATTGAAGACCCTGGGACAGAAATTGCCAGACCTTTATTTGAAGTAGAATCAAATGGAAATGAACTTAAAATAGAAACAAACGGAGCGCTCTTCACAGTGAAGAATCCAAAAAAAGATGGAGTAATCACGATAGATAGTGAAAAAAGATTGGCTATACAAAACAGAAGCTTTTTGAAAACTTATGGAGAATTACCAACTCTTAATCCAGGAAAGAATATTTTGAAAATACAAGGAGTAAAAACAATTCGTATGATGAATAGGAGTGTATGGATATGAGCGAAAAAATAAATGACATCAAACTATATGACAAAGATGAAATTGATTTTGATCATAACGGATTGTTTTTACCTGATTTTGAAGATGAACCTATTATAAACAGAGTTATAAATGGCAGATTCGTTTTAACCGGGGTTTATAGCTTGAGTGGGCAACATTCAGAAAAATTGGCTGTAGGTTCAATCCTTAAAGCTTACACTCCAAACAAAACATGGCAACTATTCAGAATAAATAAAATAAACGAAAAAACCTTAACCACAATTAGTTTCACAGCAAATCATATTTCGTTTGATACAAATCGTAATTTTATTGAATATATGTTTGCTGATCGATTAGGCGCTGATGAAATTATGAATAAAATTCAAAACTCATTAGCATTTAAGCAACCATTTCATTATTTTGCCGATTTCGAAGAGGTACATCAATTCACTATTAAAGAAAACTACCCAATGGATGCGCTAATAGGTAGCAATAACCAAGCACAGAACTTAGTTGGGGTAGCAAATGCAGAATTAGATGTTGATAATTTTGAAATCAAATTAACAAAACGATTAGGGCAAGACAGAGGTTTTGTAATAGACTTTGGATTAAATTTAGATAGCATTGTTGAAACTACTTCTGGAGAGCAATGTCCTAATAGTTTATATCTAATAGGTGCTGTACCTGATGGAGACTATGATTCAGAAAAAAATCCAATTATTTTAAAGTATGTTCAGCCAAAAGGATTTGTTGTAACTGATAGTAATAGAGTTATTGGGAAGTATACAAATTCTGAATGTAAATCTAAAGAGGAATTGAAAAAATGGGCGGAAAATGAACTGTTCGGTAAAAAGAAAATTCATTTACCGAAAGTAAGTCATCAAGTATCAATTATAGATTTAGCTTCTACTGACGAATATGCTGAATACAAAGATCTCTTTGAACTGCAACTAGGAGATTCAGTTCATGGAAAACTTCAAAAACAAGATATTACGTTAGAAGAGCGAATGATTGAATATAACTGGTACCCAAGAATTGGCGCTTATAAAGATATGGTTCTTGGAAATGATTTAGGTTTTTACACTAACACCGTTCAGCAAGCAGTTGAAGCAACATTAAAAAAAGTTGAGGAAGTACAAGAAACTGCCTATGAAAATTTACTGAACGCTTCAAAGGTGATTACAGGTAATGATGGAGGATATGTTGTCCATTGGCCTAAAAATAGACCTTCAGACATTCTTATTATGGATACTCCAGATATTAAGACTGCAAAAAGGGTGTTAAGAATGAATAAGTCAGGTATTGGTTTTAGCAAAAATGGATGGAATCCTCAAAAATTTGAGACCGCTTGGACAATAGATGGAGTATTTAATGCAAACTTTATAGGGGCTGGGAAAATTAGAGCAGACATTTTTGAAACATCGTTCAATGCTTATGGAGATATTCTAAGGCTTGCAAGCGGTGCTCTGCAAGCTTGGAATGGGAAAACTAAAATAATGGAATTAACCCGAAAAGGTATGGAGTTTTGGGACGGTTCAAGCCACGTTGGCACAATTGGTACAAAAGGGAATCCTTTTCCTGAATTAAACGATGTTAACGGAAATCCAGTCGTTACAGATGGCAAAGCATTGCTACTAGTTGGAGATAGTTCTTATAACACAATTGGATTATCTAACGAAAAAAGTACAGGACTTGTCTTATCTGGTAAAAATCAGTTTCATTTGGGAAATCATTTTTATTTCATCGGAAAAGGCGGTAACAAATCAACTATTTATGTTGATAGATTGATTGTCGGCGGTAAGGAAGTCATCCCTGGCGATGGATCAGGTGGTAACGATGGTGACGTACCACCAGAGCTAACAACCGAAAAAGGAAAAAATGCTTGGGCGGTTTGGCAGTTCTTGAAATCTAAAGGATACAGTGAACAAGCAGCCGCCGGGATTTTAGGGAACATGGATCAAGAGTCTGGAATTATGCCAGACATTGACGAAGGCGGCGGAGGTCCTGGCTACGGGTTAGTTCAATGGACATCGCCAATTGCTGGTGAAAGTGGCCGTGCTTATGTTCAACGTCTACTAGGCCAAGCTGGTATAGGTGGCGACTATCGAAACATTACTACGCAGTTGAAGTTACTTGATTGGCATATGCATAATGGCCAATACATTCCATCGGCAGCTTATCCATATTCTGTTTCAGAGTTCAAAGCATTAACAGATATTGGCACGGCAACGATGGCATTTGAAGCGAACTTTGAACGCCCAGCGGTCACACATCCAGAACGAATTCCGATGGCCCAATATTGGTACAACTTGCTGAAAGACTTGAAACCTAGCAAGCTAACCTGGATGAACCCTGTTCGTTCAACTTATACGATTACTCAAGAATGGGATCAGATTGGCTGGGGAACGAACGTTATTCATGGCGGCATAGATATTGCTTCAGTGCCAGCAGGCACGAGTCCCCCTGTTTATGTGGCACGTAGCGGCACAGTTGAAACTGTCACTTATGACGGAACAGGAGGAAATTATGTAGTAATTAAGCACGATGATGGTTATTGGACCTATTATGGTCATTTGGATTCAGTTGATTTAGTTGTTGGCGAAAAAGTGACTACTAGTAGTCGTGTTGGGATAATGGGATCCACTGGACTTGCTAAAGGTATTCACCTTCACTTTGAAGTGTGGAAAGGCGCACAGTGGAAACGAATCAACCCCCGTGATGTTATTAATTTTTAGAAAGGAGCAAACAAATGGTTAAATGGCAAGCGACACTAAGCACCACGGAACCATACAATTACATTGGTATTCAAAATGTACGACAAGGAAACCGAAATACCGAGGTTCTAGAAGCTATATTAGTTGAAAATGCTTTGCCACTTGATTTAACAGGTTGCGAAGTATTTTTTGAATCAGTTATTGATAATAAATATCCGATTCAAAGAGCAGCAAAAATTGCGAATGGCAAAAAAGGGATTATCCAGTATACCTTTGATGAATATTCTATGCAGTCATTGCACAGACAGGAAGCATACTTCAGTATTCATAAAGGCGACAATCTAATTGGCTCAACGCAGAACTTTTCTTACTTTGTTGTGAATGCAGCTTCTAAAACAGAAGGTGAAATGGGTTCGTATTGGCAATCAATAGAAGATTTAATTGCAGACATGACCGATTTTATCAATGAAAACAAAGGCGACTTCACAGCATGGATGAACGCTAGAAAAGAAGAGTTTGAAAAGTGGCGCAAACATCAACAAGATACGTTTGAAGCTTGGCGAAACGGCCAAGAATCAGATTATCTAATGTGGTTTGAATCAATTAAGGATATTTTAAAAACTGTTGATCCAGGCGGTACAATGCTAGCCGAATTAATGGATGCACGCGTAGATATACAAGGAGTTCGCCACAATTCACTTTCTGAACGTTTATTGGCTGATATGGATTATTTGTATCGTCGGTTAGAAGAACGGCTATACACCATCAAATACGGCAATGTAAACACGTTAGAAATTTTAGAAGATAATTCATTTTCTAAGAATCATGAAGTTGAAGTGGTAGGAACAGTCAATTATCCAATTGAAGAAGGGGCGCTAATTATAGCGACAGTTGATGATCCGAAACAAAATGTTTTTACGATTGAAGGTGTAGACAATGGTTGATGCTAAAAGAATGATGGAAACTGATGAAAATGGTATTAAACGTCAGTTTTTTCCTATTACACATTTTTCAGCAATCCTTGGTTTATCAGAGATAATGAATGGACAGGCAAAAGTTCTATCTGTCAATGGAAAAACTGGCGCAGTGATTATTACACGTGCAGACTTAGATTTGCCAAGCGATGGGATTATGATATCACAACAAGAATATGACAAAATGTTAAAAATCATAGCCGATTATGATGCTGGGGAACTCGGTGGTTCTTCTGTGGAGTTTGAAAAAGTAAAAGGAGATGAAGAATTAAATGCCTGATTTATATGTAGTAAAAAAAGACGGTGTAGCTATTGATGTACAAACTAGTACAACTGGTGTTGTAGGTCTAAACGAATTTGTAGATGCAAAACTTGGTGATGCAGGCGCAGGAACAGTATCCTCGGTGAATGGCAAAGTAGGAGAAGTTGTATTGAATGCTGCTGACGTAAAAGCGTTGCCTGATACGACTATCATTCCAACAATTCCTGGAAATGCTACCGCTGAAAAAGACGGTTTAATGTCAAAAACGGATAAAGCAAAACTGGACGCATTACCAGTTTTTACATTTGAAAAGGTAGGTGAAGCATAATGGCAGATATTGTTCAGTTAAAAGAAAACGGCGTCGTTAAGTACATGAAAACACACGCAGATGCCATTGATGGCGTTGAAGGAAAATTAGTGAAAGCTGTAGGTAATGAGACGGTGTTAGGTACTAAAAATTTTCAAGATGGCGTCCAAATAGGAGGAAAGGTAGTCACTGCTGATAGAATTTGGCGGACTGCTTATGAAAATTGGGGCGAGGGATTTTATTGTGCTGCTTCCGAAAATCGCGATCTTGGTGAATTCTCTAAAATCAGTCAAGTTATTCTATTGATTGGTCGATATACTGGCGCAGGAAACGATGAACGGTATGCCTATTCTGAACATAGTTTTAATTTTCCCCAAACTCGTTTAGGTACTTTCTTTTACCAACCGTTAATTTCTTATGATGGTGGTTCAGCAGCATCTTCTATTCCTGAAGTAGCTCTAAAGAAAATTAAATTTGCAAATGTTAGTGGTCGTTTGATGTTACAAGGAGACGACTATAATTCAACAAATAGTCGTTCAAAAGGATATACCGTTAAAGCAGTTTACGTTTTAGAAAAAGCATAATTGGAGATGACATAGATGAAAACAATTTATAAAGTTTTATATCCAGTAGGGTTTGAAGCCCAAGAAGTTAACAACACATATTCGGTAGTTTTACCATTTGTTGATGAACAACCGCTAGAAGGATTAGCCAATGAGCAGTCACAATTTTTTAACTTTGAAGAAAGTAAGTGGGAAGAAGCTGTAACACAAGATTATTCCAAAAAATTGAGTTTGTTGGAAAATCTATCTGCTAGTTTACAAGTAGACAATTCGGCTTTAAAACAAGCAAACGAAGAACTTGCTGCTAAAGCAGAATTACTAGCACAAATCAATTCTAAAACAATGCTTACTTCACTTCAAAATACAAAAGAAATTGACGCTATTAAAGAACAAATCGGAGGTGCAGAATAATGTATTCATACGATGACATTAAGCTAATGTTTGACTGGGGGCTGTTTACTCCTGAACAGGTCGCAGAATTTGTACCTAGTTGTATTACAGAAGAGGAATTTACTAAAATGACAGGAAAACCGTTTAGCAAAAGCTAGGCGGTTTTTTTGTTAAAGGGATGGAGACGATAATTTGAAAGATGAGCCTTTAATTGAAATCGTCGATCGTTTGGCACGCATTGAGACAAAGTTGGATAATCATGAACAATTAAGAGAGAAAGCAGATATAGCACTCTCAATGGCCAAAAACAATGAAGGCGATATTGCGGAAATAAAAGAGAATCAAAAGTGGACGTGGCGAACAATTGCGGGAATCGGGGTTTCTGTTGCTGTTTATTTAATCACGAAATACTTAGGAGGAATTTGAAAATGATACTACCAGACAAGTATTACAAAATTATCAAATGGGGAGTGCTAACCGTGCTTCCTGCTAGTTCTGTTTTAGTAGCAACGTTAGGCAAAGCCTACGGTTGGCAACAAACAGATATGGCTGTTTTAACTATCAATGCTATTGCAACTTTTTTAGGAGTAATAACAGGCGTGTCAGCTTATAATTTAAAAGACAAGGAGTAAACGAATGAAAAAGAAAATTTTAGTAGGAGCGTTAATCGCTCTATTTTTTATGCCTTTAAATGTGTTTGCTGCAAAAGGTGACCAAGGTGTGGATTGGGCCATTTATCAAGGCGAACAAGGTCGTTTTGGATATGCGCATGATAAATTCGCTATTGCCCAGATTGGTGGCTACAATGCTAGCGGTATTTATGAACAGTATACTTATAAAACGCAAGTAGCAAGTGCCATTGCTCAAGGAAAACGAGCGCACACTTATATCTGGTACGATACGTTCGGTAGCATGGACATTGCCAAAACGACAATGGATTACTTCTTACCACGTATTCAAACGCCTAAAAATTCCATCGTTGCTTTAGACTTTGAACATGGAGCTAGTCCTGATGTAAACGCAAATACAGAAACGATTTTGTATGGTATGCGCCGTATCAAACAAGCAGGATATACACCAATGTATTACAGTTACAAGCCTTTTACGTTGCAATACGTGGACTATCAGCGAATTATTAAAGAGTTCCCTAATTCCTTATGGATTGCTGCATATCCTAGTTATGAGATAACACCAAGTCCATTGTATAACTATTTTCCAAGTATGGATGGTATTGCAATTTGGCAGTTTACATCTACTTATATTGCTGGTGGGTTAGATGGTAACGTAGACTTAACAGGTATTACTGATAATGGCTACACAGATACCAATAAGCCAGAAACGGACACGCCAGCAACAGATGCAGGTGAAGAAATCGAAAAAACACCTAATTCTGATGTTAAAGTCGGCGACACAGTTAAAGTGAAATTTAATGTAGATGCATGGGCAACTGGCGAAGCTATTCCAGATTGGGTAAAAGGAAACAGTTACAAAGTGCAAGAAGTAACTGGAAGCAGAGTATTGCTAGAAGGCATTTTGTCGTGGATTAGCAAAGGGGATATTGAACTATTGCCAGATGCAACAGTTGTTCCTGATAAACAACCAGAAGCAACACACGTGGTTCAACACGGCGAAACGTTATCCAGCATTGCTTATCAATATGGAACAGACTATCAAACGTTGGCGGCATTAAATGGATTGGCTAATCCAAATCTGATTTATCCTGGCCAAGTATTGAAAGTTAACGGATCAGCAGTAAGCAACGTTTACACAGTTCAGTTGGGTGATAATTTATCAAGTATTGCAGCCAAACTCGGCACTACTTATCAAGCCTTAGCTGCATTAAACGGATTAGCAAATCCTAACTTGATTTATCCTGGTCAAGCATTGAATTATTAATAGCTTTAATATAAAATAAGGATACACTTATTTAAATTTCTCTCGAGTCGCCGTCCCCAAGGCGGCTCTTTTCAGGACCATTAGCTCAGTTGGTTAGAGCAAACGGCTCATAACCGTTCGGTCACAGGTTCGAGTCCTGTATGGTCCATAACGAAAGCCTCGCTCCTAGATAAGAGTGAGGCTTATTTTTTATGCATTTACTAAAGATTTTCTTACAAGCATTTTATCAATGACAAGTTGATTTCGTTTATTCAAATGACCATAGACAGCGAGTTCAGATTGTTCAGGTAACATTAGTAGCGTATTTGCCAGTTCATATTTAGAGACGATACAGTTTATAGTTTCGTCCTGTGTTACTAATGAGAATCGAACTAGCATTTTTGGGTACATACTTAACATTCTAATCTTTTCAACTACTCCTACATAATTAGTTTTCAT